GTTGTGGCCATTGCTTGATTTGGCTTACCCCGGATGGCACCAGAATGTCCTTGTGAAAACTCGGGCAACTGTCCAGGCGGGAAACGTCGTTTGTACCGTCCCGAAGAATTCTAAGACCGATAGAGTAATCGCGGTCGAACCCGGCTGGAACCTCTGGTTCCAGAAGGGTGCTGGCAAGATGATCCGCCAGCGACTTCTTCGGCAGGGCTGCAATCTCAACGACCAGAGGATAAACCAGGAGCTTTCACGCCTGGCCTTCTCCCTCGGCTTGGCCACAGTCGACTTCTCTAGCGCGAGTGATACTATCTCGCGTGAAGTCGTTCGACTGCTTTTACCAGCCGATTGGTACTCTGTACTGGATTTGTTGAGGTGCAAACGTGGGACTCTGCCTGATGGATCCGTCCTGTACTGGGAGAAGTTCTCCAGCATGGGTAACGGGTTCACCTTCGAGCTTGAGAGCCTGATTTTCCTGGCTTGCGCGCTCGTTTCGGCTGAGTTTGTTGGAGCCAGTAGGAGCAAAGTCTCTGTTTATGGAGACGATGTTATCCTCCCGGCGAAGGCATACCCCACGTTCCTTGAACTAACGCAACTGCTCGGCTTTACGATCAACCAGGCGAAAAGTTTCTCGTCTGGCCTATTCTACGAGTCGTGCGGTGCGCATTGGTTCAAGGGTGTCGACGTTAAACCGTTCTACCTCAAACATCGGGTTGATACGGTTCCGCGCATCTACGGAGTGCATAATAGCATCGTGCACTTCGCTCACATCTGCAACCAGAAGACTTCTCTGGATGCACGCTTTAAGCAGGCTACGGCTCGGCTGCGTCGGTCAGTACCACCGATCGACTTCAACCTTGTCCCGAAACATGCTGGCGATGTGGGATTCTGTTCGAACCTCGACCACGCGATGACCCTTCGAACTACCAGGGTTGTCCGCATGATCGGCGTCCGGATTAGAACTAGAGCCGAAGTGGCGGTTTCACTCCACTTCGACGGGTACGGTCTGATTCTCGACCGTCTCCGTGCACTGTCGACCAAAGAGGACAAGCATCTTGACAGCGGGAAGGAACAAAAAATATCCGCGAATCAAGTTCCTCTTAAGACCCTGACTAAGACCGTACGGCCATATACTTTGGTCCAGTACGGCAAGTGGTACAACCTCGGAGAG